TACGTAAGAATGGTGCTACTAAACTACCAATGCTTATTGAGCATAAGGAATTATACGATGCAGTTCCTGAGTTAAAAGATGTTGGAGTTGTAGTTAATAATAGAATAAGTAGTGAAGGTTATTATAATCCTATTACTAATTCTATAGTTATGAAGAATTACTATGATTTGGAAACCTTATGGCATGAGATGCAGCATGCTGTTGAGACGTTTGCTAATACTAATTTGCAAGGTTCTAGCATTACAATGCAAGAAGTTAGCAAGATGAAAGCCTTCACTGATGAACTTATACTAAATGCTAAAAGTCCAAAGATAAAGCAAATGGCTGCTGAATTTCAAACAGACTATATGCATAATTATAATAATCCAAATGTTGAACCTACCTATACAATGTCTGATCTTTATAGGGAAGCTAAGAAAAACCCAGAGGACTATTGGACACTCCAAGAATTAGATCGTAGAATATTCTCAGAAGATCCATTTGACTCTTATAGAAAAGACCCAGGTGAGATGCTGGCTAGGTTGAATTCAAAGAGGGAAGGGATGAGTCCTGGATCAAGGAAGCGTGAAGCACCTTGGGAAACTTTAGATGAGATGTTAGGGTATGAAGGATTAGCAAAAGAAAAAGGTGACTGGTATTCAAGTTATCCTGGGATTGAGTTATTCGACATCACTCAGATTCCAACCGAAGCTGCAAAGCAACTTAGACACATAGTCTCCAACGCATCTAAGTTCGTAGATGAGTTTAAGAAATCTACTGAGATGAAAAAGTTTAATCTCGGTTATGCTGCAAAGCAACTCAAAGCTGACACTACACGCGCATTGATAGATCAATCAGAAACTATCCTCAAACGAGTTAGGAAACTCTACCCTGAGGAAGCAACTAGAATTATCAACAGGCAGCGTTCTGCAGTGGCAGGTAAAGGCTATGGAATGTTACTATTCGATCAGATGAGGAAAGAGGTAAATAAAGGACTTAATAAGGAACAACAAGAGTTGATGAATATCTATGTACTTGCTAAAAGACTTAATGATATTTACAGTTATAAATCAGGCAAGCGTTACAAACACCAGCTTGGCTATGGGCCTAATGAATCAGTGGGGATTACATCTATCATTGAAATGGCTAAAGGTGTACCAGAGGGAGCATGGAAAGCTGCGAAGAAAAGTATTCCTAGAATGGAGAAGATAGTTGGGGAATTAACTAGTAAGCAAGTCCAAGATGTAATTACATCTGGTGAAGCATACTTTGATTGGATGCGAAGAATTGTAGATGATCTTGTTGAAGCTGGGATGAAAACTCATGAAGAAGGTGAGTTGTTAAAATCTCATGATTTTAGGAAGTTCAAATCTATGCGCATCGAGAAGCTTTATGATCTTGGATTTGATATGAAGTTAAGGAATGAAACTATTAGGTCAACTAATTCAGGTGTTGAGTCACTCGGATGGGGATCTCACAAGATCATCGAACCAGATCCATGGCCTAGTGCACTTGAGATGTTAGCGAGGGCACAAGGTGCTATTGCAAATCAGAAGGCTAAGCTTGAGTGGAAAAACTTAGCAGAGAAACATCCTGAGAATGGAATCGTGAGTGAGAAGAAAAGACCTGGATGGAGTCCTATGCCCTACTTTGAGGAAGGTAAGAGGAAGAATCTTTACTTCCATCCAGATGCGTCGAAATACTTGGTTACAAAAAGTCATGATATAAGTCATAGATTGTCGAGTATTATACGTGGAGTTGTGTTAGCACCTGTCACTCGTGCATTGGCAGTTGGCACAAGTCCTGCATGGTCCACTTTTGTTGGTCTCCCTATGGATGTCATACACTCAATATTTACAGCAAGAGTATATGACTCTGGTAAAGGTAAGTTTGACCAACTGTATAGTCCAATACCTGGTGTTGCCCCACTTCAAATCGGCAGGGATATGGTAAAGACTTTTGGTGACATCTATACACGTGGTGAGTTTTTCCAAGACTACATGAAGCACGGTGGGAGTATGCCTTTTCTTGCATTGAGAGAAGGTAGGTATACTAGAGGTGTGCAACAGCCTGGGAACTGGGCTAAGCTTCTTGATTTGTTATCTTACCACGGTGTTAGTATGGAGACTTGGGTTAGAGGTGCTACTGCAGATAGGGTTATTAGGAAGATGGCTAAGAAGGAAGGGATTAGCTATGAAGATGCGAGGAAGAATGAAGACATAATGTATGAAGCTGTGCATTCAGCTAGAGATAGAATGGACTATAATCAAGGTGGTTGGTTTGTCAAGGCATTAGATCAACTTGGTTTTATCTTTCTTAATGCAAGTATGTTGGGAACTAGAACTTTCTGGAGGTCGGCTAAAGATAATCCAGTAGACTTTACAATGAAGACTCTGCAAATCGGTGCGACTGCAACTGGGTTAGCCACAGTAAGCTGGATGATGTATCCGGAAGTTATGAAAAACATACCTGATGAAGGGAATGAGAAGAACTTGGTTATACCACTATTCCCAGACTATGTTAGTGCAATTGATAGAGATGGGAATAAAGTTCATTTCTATGCTAAGTTAAGGCTCGATTCAGGTGCAGCGTTTATGTATAAGATGTTTGATGGGTTGGCTAGGACTTATCTTTATGACAAAGGATTGATAAATCAAGAACCTGATTATGGAAAGTTGACTAAGACACTTAAACAACTTGGGCCTTATGGATTGAGTCTCCCTCCAGCATTGCAAGGTATTGCAGAGTATACTTCTAATTATTCCTGGTGGAAAGAAAGAACTTTATACAATGATATGGGTGGGAAGACACTTGACTGGCCTGAAAGTAAACAAGAAGGTATTTATGGACCTGGAGCTGAGCGTGATCCTAGGTTGTCACAAATGGCAGTGGATGTTAGTAAAGTTACAGGGTTGTCTGCTCCAAGGTTGCAAGGTGCAGTAGGGAATATTATACCTAGAAATAATGAATTTGTTAAGATGATAAGTGGATCCTATGAATGGGCATTTAGTGATGTCCCAGAAGAATTGACCAGTCAACATTGGATGATTAGTCTTGCTGAACTCCCAGGGATTAATAGGATAATAGGTGTCACTAGGCCAGGCTATGATGTGAGAGAAGCGGGGATTGAACCTAAGAAAGAAGCAGAGCTTGATTCAGTGGTTAGAAATGGCAAGATGGATTTCCTCGCTGAGAATTATTACTGGAGAGGTTATGGGAAGAAGGAAGATGTGAGGGAGTATGTTAAGAGTTTTAAAGAACCTTATATACAAGAAGCGTTGAAAAGTAAGGAGACATTTATTAGGGATGTAAAAGACATTCCGAATAGACGTGCGTGGGTTAGTATGTTTCACACAACTCCTGAGGCTAAAGCTAAACATTTTTATAAGTTGTATGGATCATTAGATAATAACAGAGAATTGTTTAGTCAGTTAATGCGAGCTGGATATTTAAGCAATGAGGGATATGCGAGGTTTAGTAGGGAGCTTAGAACATTGAATGAAGACCGTTAAATTTTTATACAAACTAAACAATGTGGGAAGTAAGATGTACAGTCTCACTCCCCACACTAACCCATTGTCATGAATGGCACCATTAGAATCAATAAAACCCTTAAGGTTCCCACCTGAGCATCACCTCCTCACCCTTCCGAAACACAGGTTCTCCATCAAATCCATCTGGTCCTAGACATAATACAGCTTCATTAGATAAAGTCGTTAACTTTCTAAGCCTCATATCTAATTCCATAAGTATACTATGTAACGCTGAATCTATATCCTGATATGTATCATACTTAAGACGATAGCATGCAGCCTCAAGTGCTATTTTCTCAATCTCACTTATATAATCTGGTGGATTGCAGATGTGACATAGTACCTTATAATCAGTTCCACATTTCTTGCATATAACTCCCATCATTCCCCTCCAATGTTTATTCCTTACTTAGTATATGAATTATAGTATCCATCCCAGGCTTTCTTAATATCTTTATATACTTAGATATCTCCAGCGTATGTAAGACTCTATCTAAAATTATCTTATCCATGTTACCTTCAAACTGTCTAGCAAACTGCCACATTGGAACGTCAGGAGTTAAGCTACTCTCTATGAACACAATAGCATCGTTCATTAAAGATGATATATCCGAACTACCAATTCCACGAAAGATAGTTCCCATCTTTATCTCAACCTCGGTTAATAATTCAGATGATCGTTCTATGTCATCTTTAGTTATCACCATCTGATCGTCACGACTTGCACTACAAACCATTGAGAGTGAGAGTAGATGATTACGTCTACGTCCACAGTAACCGTCGAACTTAGGGCTATAAAATGGTGGAGTTATGTCTGCCTTATAACACCAGTCTGAGTAATACTTAATAGCTTCCTCGCTGAAGTTAAATACTCCAGACATTAGTGAGATTTGTTCTAAGTCATGAGTTAAGTAATGTTGTAAATCTATTTCACGTTGAGTGGTTGAAGGGAATACTACTAACTTATTCTTCTTCTCTTCATTGACAAAGATGATTCGAGACGTCAGTCCGCCGCCAATAGCTTCCATTGGCAAACTACTTTGAATATTATCAGGTGTAGTTCCTGCTAATAGGTTAACCCATACTCCTATTATTTCTTCTTTGTCGCGTTTGATAGTGTCATAAGACCACTTATTATGACAGTCATACCAATCACATAGGGATGATATTAACTCACGATTGTGATAGCCGAGGAACACTGTAAATTCATTACTGAATATTGTCAAAGATGAATGAAATAACTGATCACCTGTTGCTGGATCAATGTCAGTTAAGTTTACTTCTTTCATTCGGCGAATTAAAGCTTGGAGTGAAGTGGCTTGCGAACTCATACGAATGGAAGGTATTTGTTCTATAATATCATAAGCATACTTCATCGCTGTTCCTTTGCCAGTCGCGGATGGGCCAACTAATACGACATAAAAGTTGGGATAAAATGTTAATGAGATTCCTATGTCGACTCGGCATTTACGCTGGAGTGCTGAGGCGATGGTTGAGATCGCGGTCCACTTACGGAATAATATAGGAGGTTCTGAATTATCAGTAAGTAACATAAACCCTTCAATCCAGTCTGGGAGATTCCGTTCGTTAGGCATTTTAAGTTAGATCCTCTTTCCAATATAGATTACTCCATTCTTAATGTCAAGAAAAGTTTTATATCTAGCCTTAGACAATGCTATGTTGATGATAGATAGGATATTTTCTGGTATCGTACCTTTGTTAATATCTTCTACCTTAACTGACACAGTTGGATTAAGAGATTTTAGGTAACTTTCCTGAAGTGAATTCATTGACTCTCTCCTGCTCTAAGTTTTGGCTCATTATTCTTCCAGTTTCCAAACTAACACTTAATAATATAGAATAAATATCTCTTGTTTGATCTCCTGAGCTTATATCAAGTGAGAGTTCAACTATCTGTGACACTATTTTTTCCACTGAGTTCATCATAAACTTCCTTTAATTTAACTGCAAACTCATCATTGTTACTTGGGACATACTTACTTTTCAATTCTATCATCTCACTCTTACACATGTTAAGCCCTATCGCGACATCACAAGGTGTTTTAATCTCCTTCCCATGCCATTCGAGAGGAGTTTCAAGTGAGTCTTTAATCAAGTTAATCATCTCAGCGTGGCGTTTCCAACTTAACGATAAAGGTATTTGGAACACAACAGAGTCATGTACTTGGGCGAGTAACTCTACAGGTTTGAACAAGTGTTGGTTATAAAAGATGAACTCAATACCTTGTTCATTAATCTTGTCAGCACAAGTGCTTTGCGGCAACTGTGCATATGCTTCACGGTAAGTAGCATCACAGGCGCCTTTAGCTACGAATGGATAGGATGGGATTATTGGGCCTAGGAACAAACGCTTACGTCCGAATAGGTTTGTTACAGTCCTATTTTTCTTAAGCATGTTTTGTATTAGCTGATGAAACCCACCTCGTATTTGTGGATAGCCTCTATGAATGCGTTCGATTATAGCCTTAGCTTCTGACTCTCCAACTTCATTTTTAAGTGCAAAGGTCTTATATCCAACGTCATAGTTCGTAGCATGATTACCTTTCTTTCCCCAGAATCTTTCCGACTGACGACCATCACCTAGAGTAGAAGAACCATCTTCTCCAGAGATTTCATTATAAGGTTTACCCAGGATTACTGATGCAGTGAGACGGTGGAGGTCTATTCCATTTTCAAAGGCTTCAATTTGAGAAATGACTCCTCCAACATAAGCGACGATTCTATTCTCGATTTGACTAAGATCAATTGAGTAACCTATATATCCTTCATCAAAGAGGAAGAATCTAAGGAGATCATGTGGCCAGTTTTGCTGGTTACCACCTGTACCAAATATAGTTTCTCCCGAAGACAGTCTTCCAGTTTCAGCTCCAACTGGTTTATACGATGATCTATATCTCCCATCTTTATCCACCTTTCCTATGTTTAGGTATGTAGAGATGCGTTTGCTTAGTGATCGAATGTCTAACATAATACGAGCAGCTTTTACACCTTTTCTAGCCAAGCGCTTAAGTGCGTCTACGTCAGTAGTTACTGTATAATTTCCACCTGCTACTTTTTTCTTATAAGGCTTATGTTTTAGTTCTGTATAAAAGTAATTAGCCATCTGTTTTGGTGAGTTAAAGTTTATTGCATAACCTACTTCACTGTTTAAGTCCTCTGCTAATTGGTCAAGTAGTAATTGTTGTTCTTCCTTATATGTGAGCATACCTTGGACGTCAACTTTAATGCCGCGCTCAGACATGTAGATTAGGGGTTTAATTAACTTACGTTGACGTTCATAAGTTTCCCAATTACCTTGTTTGCGGAGTATTCCAAGTTGCTTAGGCAATGCCTCGACAGGGACAATAGAATCCATACCGTTATAGTTCCACCACTCCTCCCATGTGCCAGCACCTATCTTCATCCACTGTTTACCGTCTTGTTTGTAATATGGTATGTCAGTGTGCATGTTAGTTACGAAATCAAGGCCTGCAGGGAAGTCTGGGAATGCAATCTTTTGTGCAATCTGTGTGCAATGAATGTTACCATTAGGGATTATTCCATACTTCCTAATCATAAATTGGAGGTCGAAGATGAAGTTTGCGCCAACCTTTGATATGCGTTTAGATTGAATAATCTTTGCAATTAGTAACATTATCTCATGTTCTTGGTCTGGTCGGAAGTAGTCACCTTTACCATCACGGAAAGGGATTGAGACTGAGTCTGTAGGAGACCAACCGAATGAGATGCAGTCAACTTCACCATTGATAACTTCGATGTCAATAGCTATTGTCTGTCCACGGCAACCGACTTCATAACAGTGATTTAGGTATGATATAGATTCATCGAAAGAAGGTTTGACAATGATGTTACGAGTAGTCCGTCTAATCTCCTTAAATTCAGATTCATGTTTAGCCCTTAGTAAATCTTCACAAATTAAAGGTTTGTTTAGGAAGTTGAACTTCGGAGGAATGAATGTAGCTGGGTGGAATGTAGGGATTACTTTGAGACCAGGAACAAGTGTACTTTCCAACACAGATCCACGCCACTTAGTTACCCCAATGCGACTGGTTAATGCAAACATAGCTATGTTGCCAAATGCTACTATGCAATTTAAGTTTAATTGCTCAAGCTCATGTTTTAACTCTTGAATATATTGATAGCCTTCTGGTGATACAGTTGACTTACCACCGCGTCCGATGTCTATGTAATGTTTAAGTGGGCGATCTAAATCTTTAATCACGTTGGTTAGGTAAAGATCACGACGCATTATCTTAGTCATTAACAAGCATTGATCAAGACCTTGACCAGCTGGACCTACGAATGGCTTAGGTGGTCTAGCGCGAATTTCGTGAGTGCCAGGTTGCTCACCGCAGCCTGCTAATTTAGCACTTGTATCTCCGCAAGGTGGAACATATAACTTTTTCATATATGCCTCTTTAAATCTATAAAAATTCCAGCTATTAATGATACTACACCACAACCTATCCCAATAAGTCCAGATCCTATAGGTCCTATTAGACCTAGATTATCTCTAAATATAATTATTAATACTAATGACAGTATAAAGAATGGTAGTGAGTATATTATTATAGCCATAGATATAACCTCCTAGTCCGTTAAATTTTTTTACGAACTCATTGCATTAGCCTTGACCAAAAAACTATCCTTATTACTCTTCGCCAAGTCAAATCCAACAGGTGCCATACCTAATTTATGAGCAGCAAAAATACCCACGCCTGAGCCAACAAAAGGAATAAGTATGCGAGAGCCAGGAAAAGCAAAGGTTTCATAAATATCTACCATCAAGTCAAGTGGACGTTCTGTTGGGTGAGTCTTTTGTTGTGCAGGGATTGAAGGATAGTTGAATATATTATTACTACGTGACCTTGCGATTGCAGGCCTATCTTTCCATGCGTAGAAGAACATCTCATAGGAATTTGGGAGATGCATTTCTGGCCTTTTAGATTGGCCTGTGATCTTTGTCCATATAGGACACATGCGAGTGGTTTGAAATCCTGCGTTGATTATAGCGTGGTAGATATCATTGAACCAGGGTTCTGGCGCGAACCAGCAGAGTAACCAAGAATGATTAGACATCACTCGATAACATTCTTGAAATACTTTATTCATCCCTTGCCATAGACCATCAGGTTCACCGTTTATATAGTGCTCAGCAGGAATCTCATTGTAATCATTTAGTATGTATTGAGACTCACCATCAGACTTCTTTGCATTTCTTAAGTCAATCGCATATGGAGGGTCGATCTCAACTAAGTGCATTATACCATCTGGGATTTTCTTAACTCCATCAAAGAAGCTTTTTACACTGTAACATTTTGAGAGTTCATGAAGTGTTGTGTTTGAAGTATTTGATTCTAGCTTCTGTGCAATAATGTCTTTGATCATTACTTCATTTACTTTCTTTAGAATTTTAGACGCATCAGATGCTGTGCGACAGTTTCCAAATAGTTCAGGGAATGTCTCTCGTGCCTCGGCGCGTTTGATAGATTGGGAAACAGCTGCTTTGGTTACACCTCCTAACATATCTCCAGTGTTAGCAGTTCCCCAACCATCTCCGGAAGGACCTGGAGCTTTGACGCCGTGGAGTGATTGTTGCATCTTGTGAATCTCAAGTGTAAGACAGTCAAGTTCATAGTACTCCATATCCTTACGGTGGAAGTTCTCAGCCTTCTCAATCATCTTCATTTCGAGTTCGGTTAGGTCATGATCGTAGATGCGGCCAGGGATTAATGGTACAGAATTTCTGCTTAGCACCGTATACCTACGTTCACCTGCGAGGAGTAAGTATTTATCTGAGTTAGGAAAATATCTAAATGCTAAAGGTGAGATTAATCCTGACTCTCTCATAGAAAATTCTACACCATCAAGGTCACCCATTACCTCACGAGCGCGCTCACCGAGAATTATTTTTTCAACTGGAACCATTTCTACGCGGCCGACATCTATAGACATTGTTAGTTAACCTCCAAGAGTTTTTAATAGATTTGCAATCTGCTCCGCATCCATACTTTTGACTGTTATGTTAGTTGTTTGCTTAGCCTGTGCTTTCTTACTTGTTTTATACTTATTATTCTTAAGTGGGACGCGGCGACTAAGACGGATCATCCGGAGGTGCTCGATGGCTTCGTCAGTAGTCATGTCGGACACTGAGGTATATCCAAGGTCTTCAAGGTTTGCCATTAGTATCACCTACTTTCTTAGCCATTGTCTCAGCTTTCTTCATTAAAGGTAAGACATCACGAGGCTTGCATTGATCAGACATTATTATACCAATAGCTATACCTCCGTAGTCTTCAATCAGATCAAGGACATCATCTAAGATTCGCGTGAATAGAGCTTTGCGCAGACCATAGTTATAAAGTAAAGTGTCAGCACGTTGCTTTTGTTCTTGCGAAATCTCAAATGAGAAGCGCGGTTTGTAGTCTTCATTCATATCTCAAACTCCCTTATTTCAATGTATGAGTTATCAATTAGGAACTGTGTATACTTATCATATAAAGTTATATTGTTAACTACTATCTCAACAATCCCAGCGTTGATTAAAGTGCCGAAACACTTCTGGCATGGAATGATTGAGTTCATGTAAAGTGTTGAATTGAGAACTGATACGCCAAGACGAGCTGCGTTGGAGATGACGTTTTCCTCTGCGTGTTGGGCAGGGCAGAGTTCCATGTGAGTTCCTGAGGTGTAGCCTAGGACTTGACGAGGACAACTGCCATAAAAGTCAAGTGTTCTTGGATGTAAGTTCTCAGCCTCTTCTTGTAATACTATATCTTTCATCCATCTTTCATGCCCACAATGAGGTATTCCACGAGGAGGGCCATTGTAACCAGTTGAGATTATTGACTTGTCACGAACCAGGATTGCACCTATCTTACGTGACAAACAAGGTGATTTTGAGGCAACTGAAGTACATATGTTTAGGAAATACTTATCCCATTTTTCAATTTTTTCAATAGACATCTTCTTCGTCTAACTCCTTCTTTAATTTATCGTAGATGAACTGCGCATAGTGTGCAACCTTAATAACATCGCGGAGTTTTTCCTTCGGTCCACGAATCATTGACTTACGGCGGTTGTAGTATCGTTGAACGTTTTGCCAGCAGTCTTCAACTGTGAAGTTGTCGATTTGCTCTGAACCTTCTTCAGAACCATATTGTTTGAGGGTGTATTTTTCTATATGTGCATAGATTTGATCGTCAAACTGACCCCATTGGACTAGTCTATCGTACATGTTATTCTCCTATCTCAATGTTTTTTATAGTGTATTTATAAGAATCATTTATATCATTGAGTCTTTGTGATATTATTTTTAGTTCATATGCAAGTGGGACTAATTCCTCTTCTGGTTCTTCACTAATAGATTTAGGTGTTGAAAGATTAGTACATATAGGCATTAGCTTGGCTTGTAGGTGATTTTGAATATCTTTAGAATCGTCTAATTGTTTAAGTATTGTATCCATCCATACATTAACCTGTTTTCTACGGTCAGTCTTTACAGTATTCATAGTCTTACCTCATTAGTTCGTTTAAAAATTTAACAAACTTGATGCTAGCTACTTATTACATAATAGGAGGAATTAATTATGTTATGTTATGTTCACTAACATCAAGTAAGTTTGTTTAAAAATTTTACAGACTAACTTCCACTCACATATTTGGAAATAGTATTCTTATCTCCGTATTCGTCATCTTTCTGCACACCAAGAATAACCCAACCTTCAAGGCCGATCAGGTCATCTTCCCAATCGAAAGGACGTGAGTAATCAAGTTCAAATGCGGTGGCGAAGTTTTTAAATCCCCTCAATGCCTGTGCAATTTGTTTCTCAGTAAGCTTGTCACGTTCTGAGAGGTCCCAGAAGAACGCTTTGAATTCCTTTGCGAGTGGTTCACTAGGAATATCAAATGTAGGCATATACCACTGTGCATCGTTCTTCTCACTAATGCCGCTGTTAACTGCCACAATGCGAGCTTTTACTTCACTCCCACGAGGAAGGATTTTAGGTTCAGGTGCATCTTTGATTTCTTGTTCAAGATCACTGTAGTCTGTTAAAGTCATTTTTGTATCTCCTTTGAAAAAATTAGATTATTATTTACTTCTTGTTAATATTCCTTTTCCTCTTTTGTTATTTACTTCATCACCTCCCTTCCAATTATAGCTAACCACATGAGCAGAAGTTAGCCATCTTTCATCATAGTCTCTGTTATATCTTGTGCCGTATCTATTCTAATTGCTGGATCTCCATTATGAAAAGTACATTTTGACACTGTTACATTAACATTAGATGCCAATGCCTCTGCTACCTTTCTTATAGCTATGGAAAGATTGTTTATTGCGACTAACCTATCTTGTTGTTGCACTGTTACTACTGTTCCCATCTTAGTCTCCCTTTTTAATAGTCCGTTTAATTATTTTACGATCTTATCAAAATTAAGCCTTGGCTTATCCTCCCATTTTAAACCAGCTTTTTTAAGTATCTTTTTAATGTCTGGTTCTTCTATCGCATCGAGTTTTCCATTACCTTTAAGTCGTGACCTTGCAATGTAAGTGCCAAGTGAATCAATTAGCATTTTGCGCTTAGGATCTCTGCCGCGTCCATCTTCACCAATTATCACATAGATTTCGTCGAATAAAAGTGGAATGGTTATGACTGCTTGACCAGTAGTATGAAAACGATAGTTGACTTCTTCCCTTACTATACCTGTCTTAGGGTCAATATGTAAGACTTTTCGATTCTCCTTTAAATGTCCAGTTAAGATAAAGTCACATGGTAAGCGCATTAGTTTCTTAATGTAATTAGTCATGTGAACTTTCTGTGGCATATAGTCATGACGATGTTGAGGAGCCTCACCAGCACGGCCCTTTGCTGCGAGTCCATAAGACATCACAGCATCACCCCAGGTGGTTGCACTGTCAAGGCAGTAAGTGCCAAAGTTCTCAAAGTAACCTATTGTAAAGCGAATGTCAGTGGCCTTCATCCACTTTGCAAATTTATCTGGATTGAAAGGATCATCAGCTTCCCACTGTGTGTCGGCGACTATGTCACCACTCTTAATCATGTCAAGGAGGCCTTTAGTCCCACCTGGGTCGAATGAGTCTATGTGTATAGGTTTGCGTGCAGTGCGAAGCATGTAAGTTTTGCCAGCATTAGTTTCACCAGTTACAAGTGCACTAAAGCGCTTTTGTAAAGGATCACCTTCATAGTAATCACGGACTTTTTGAAGTTCATTTGTGTAGTCGTAGGCCACTTAATTATCCCTCCTTTGTATCTGGATTAACAAGTTGATCAGCTGACCAAGATATAAGTTCCATTATTGTAGAATTATTTAACATTTTTCCTGTTTGATTTATGAAGTCTGCAATTAATTCATCAAGTTTAGAATGTAATTCTTTATGTATGGCTATATGATCTTCCAATGTGATAGGCATTCTTATTCTCCTTGTTATTAAGTCCGTTTAAAAATTTTACCATCTTTCTCATCACACGAGTCACAAGGTAGGTGAATCTGACCTATTTTCCTCTCCAGATCTTCATCATCTAACCTACA